TCTTCTTCGTAAAAGCGCGGAGCCCACGAAAGAGCAACCAGCAATTCTGCTAGGAGCCTTCGGTGAGTTCCGCGTGGGTAGGGTTTTCTATTTCCTCAGCGCTCACTTCTACCGAGTCGAGCTTGGCAATGAACTTGTCAAACTCTCCCGGCACGACGATCTTTGCTTGTTTACATGCTTCCCACGCTAAGAACGCAAGATCTTCTACGCCAATCCCGTTCGCCATGTCTGACGCTTTGCGCTTGAACCTTCGTTCCCATGCGACGAGTGTGACGAGATTAGTTGTCACTTCGTATGGGTCTTTGCCACTCTCTGTCACCTTTAGGTGCAGTTTCATTTCTTCTCGCTTTCGTGTCGGACCGATGTGCGGTCAGATTTATGGGTTCGTTGTGTCCTCGGTATATACACCACCATTGAATGTCACGGAAATGGTTCCGAGAGCACCCAAAGAACTAACTACTGGCAGAGCTGCCAAGAATGTTCCAGTAAATGTCAAGCCCGGGTTCGTTGCCGAATCAACTGCGCTAGTTGGTTTTACTATCACATTGGTGGATGTGCCGACAAGACCCTTGAGCGTTGCCCAAGTTTCGGTCGCTGCAAAGCTCGCGTAAAAATCAAGCGTTACGGAATGACTGCCGAGACCCGAAACATACTTCCTTGAAGAATCTCCGAAACTGGTCGCCTCGAGTTGATCGTAATTGATATTCACGGTGGCACCGGTGCATTGATCGGACAGATCCACTGCATTGACGGTGACTACTGGTGACGAAAGATAAGTGCTAGTTGCCATGATTACTCCTTGGATGCTTTCTTAGGTTTAGTTTTAGCAGGTTTTTCTTCTTCTGTGGTTGATACCTCAGCGCGCTCGGTAATGAACCCACCAGCCAGAAGCGCGACGACATTGATGCCAGCCTTCGGTTCGTATGGTTCACCAATCTTGCCAAGCTTTTCCGATGCAATGAAGAAGCTCATGAGGTCTGTGCCTGTACTTCGATCATCATCTCGTATGCCGGGAGAACAACACCACCGACATCGACGCTGGTCGGGGATCCCGAGGTCGCTCCGACATTTGCGGTCATCACAGCTGCAGCCATGTTCAAGATGTTACCCAATGCGTCTGAGTTGCCCGGACCCATCGAGATGATCTGGACGGGGAATGTCATCTTGGCGATGTTGTAGTTCCACATCGTGAACGATGGTGCTGAAATAAAAACGCACGGGGGTCGTAAGTTGCGTGGATCCGTGACCACTTGCAAGCCAGTAGCGGTTGCCAGTTTTGTTCCCAACGCGCTCATCGCATTGTTGAATAGATCGGTGTAATTGGAGACTGTCATGCGCAGGCTGGGCGATCAATCCCGAGAAGTTGTTTGATCTGACCGTTCATTCCGACGACTGGTGTCTGACCCATGTCCTGATAGCTAGAAAATACATCAACCGTTCCGCGCGATTTATAAAGCATGCCGGCATACATAACCGTGCCCAGATACACATCTTGCGATGGAACGGTCGTGAGCGAGTCCCCTGTGTAACCTGCCTCAGCTCTGCGCCTGCTACAGAAGGCATTCGATGCAGCTGCACAAGTTGTCACAAAAGCCTGATCGCCAGCCGTAGCGACGGAGATGCCAAGCCAGTCGAGCACATTCTGTTGAGTGATCCATGTGCAGGTCTGTGTGTATGTGATCGTGCCGGTCGCAGCTATACGCGAGACATCGCTTGCGGTCTTGGCGTACAGAACCTGATTTTGGATCGGGACATTGAAGTCGTAAAGCAGATCGCCTTCGCTGTCGATGCCAAGGTATTCAAACTCTGGCAACGCATAGACGGTGTATGTTCCGTTGAATGTTGCATCAACTGATGCGACCGTGATGGATTCGCCGACTGCAATCTCCGATGGGGTGAGGAGTTGCAGTACGGCGTAGTTATCCAGTAGGTACTTGAAGGTAACGCTGTAGGTTGCCATGAGCGGAAGCTCCGCTCTCGACTAAGCCTGTGTGATCTTGCGGATCATGTTGGAGTTTGCAGCGAATGTTGCTGCATATCCGAACACGCTCATCTGGCGACCCAAGGTTGTAGGTACTTCCACACTGAGCAAGCCACGATCTTGACGATAGATCTCGAATGCGTTCTTGTTCATGATGACCATGGTCTTCGCTGCAAACTTGTTGTCCACCACGATCTCAAGACCGAGTGGGTTCATGCCCGACCATGAAGTTGCTTGACCTGCGCCAAGTGAGTTCATGCCGTTCAATCCCGGTGCACCGATTGCTGGGAAGATTGGGCGGTTGGTGGTGTCTACAAGCTGACCCATGAGAGCCCATGTTGCAGGATCCACGAAGATGTGTGTCGGCAAGTAGTTGGTTGCTGCCGAGATCGTAGTTGCTGCGTCATAAATTGACTTCATCAAGTCAGTAACTGACAAGTCCCACACGCCATCGGACGATGCAGCTGCAAGCAAGTTGTCTGCAGCGTAGTTGTCGATTGCGGTGAGGTACTGACCAGCGAGATCTTGGATGATGATCTGCATTGCGTTCGGATCGGTAAAGTCAATTACCTGATATGAGAGCTGGGCACTGCCACTGAAAGTTACTTTGCTGACCGTATTTGACGCAATCACGGCAGTCGTTGCCGATACTGCTGTTAGCTCTGTGGTCTGCTGTGCGACTGTTGGGTGAGTCGTCCAAGTTGGGCGAATGAATGTTGCACCGCTGTTGCCGTTAGGCATTGCGCGTGTACCGAGTGCATTCAACACTGGAGCGATGTAGTTGATGTCCTGAAACACTGGACCCAAAATTGGAACCGGCACGATACCAGCATCATTCGAGAGCACATTGTCTCCAGCTGCTGCTTCGATGTCTGATCTGTGATATGCGCGGTAATCGTTCCATACGCGATTTGCGTTGGCTGCAATTTCTCCACCCTTGTGCATTGCTGCAACAAACTCTGCTGCACTTGGCAAGCGTGGCTCACGCTTTGCTGATGCGAACATTGGGGTCGGGATTGATGCCTCGACTGGTGCTTGTACTTCGGTTGCTTCTGACATTTCTTGCTCCTGTTCTTGGACTACTTCTTGAGTATTGCTTATTTCTGGATCTGGTTGGTGGATACTCGCAGCGATATCTGTGATCTGAGCTCCTGCGAATGCTGGGATGGCGACGATGCTGAGCTCGCTCCAGACAGCAGCGCGGATCTCCATAGTTCCGGCTTCGTCGTAGCTGAACTGCGTCGGGGTGATTCCGATGCTTACTGAGTCAAGTACTCCGTCTTTCATCAGTGTCATTGCTTCGTTGCCCATTTGGGTGTCGCTGATTTTGGCTGTGAAAAGCATTCCCTCTGGGGTGGATTCTCGTGCCGTCACGATTCCGATTGCCATATCCGTCGAATGATTCATCAGTAGACGAGGAGCCTTTCCGTCTACTGGTAGAGCTCCTTCAAGTACGCGGACCGAAGTTCCGTCCGAGACCGTTGCTTCTACGCCATAGGGAACTGCGATGCCGGTGATGGTGCGTCTTGGCTGACCGTCTGGTCCAGCTGCGTCGATGCTGACTGATTGCGCTGTAAATTGAATCATAATAATCATCCTATGTTTTCTGTTGGCGTGGATACTGGCAATTTAGTTGGGCTAGGAATTGGCAAATTCAATCCGGCTTCGTTCAAGATTGCTCTAGCTTCATCTGCTGTAATTACTTTGTTTACGCCAAGATATATTTTCTGAATAATTTCTGCTTGTTCTTTTGCAGACATTTCGTATGAATCTTCGTTTGATTTTTCATCTCGATCCATTGAATCTGCCATGTAATTCTCTTCAAGATATTCGTCAGCATCAAACTTGACATAGGTTCCTCTTGGCAACACATTATCCATCGAGAGTGTGTTGGCGATGCATTCTGCGTATGCCTTCACGCCGAAGATGTAAAGGTCCGCGCGCGCTTGCTGTGATGACTGATACGAGTATGAGCCTGTGCTTACGCCGACTAGGTATGGCGGAACATTCGTTAGTCGTGCGCATTCGAGTGCTTGATAGTTCGCAGCGTCAATGAGGAGCATCTTGTCTGGTGTTGCTTGTGATGGCTCAAAAGATAGGAACTCATTCAGAACAGCGATCTGGTTGAGTTTGCGAGCCGACTCAAATTGCGCGCCGATTGCGCTGAGCTCAGAGGGTGATAAGGGCTCACCGCCAGTCTGCCGAAGGACTCCCGATGGAATAAGCGATTCCGCGTTCCTGTACCTACTGGACTCCAGCTTGAGTGCTGTGTTCACTACTCCGGGCGATTGGTAGATGATGCCTTGAATGCCTGAGATGAATTGCACAACATTCCTGTAGTCGAGTTCTTGTCCGAGGAAGTAAAGCTCTTTGGATGGTGCAAAGAAGACGGGACCGGACTGGTCGCGTCGGGTGATGGATCCGGCTGGGAGACGCTCGAACTCCGAGGGATAGCCATCTTGAGTCCTTGCTGTGATGGCGAGGTAGCCAACGCCATAAAAGAAAATATCGTCAAATAACCACGATAGGAGTGTGGAGTTCGGAATGGATGGCGACATGCGACGAAGCCAGCTACGAGGAGCAAGACGAGTCGTTTCCATTTCTTCTGTTTGTTCGTTCCATGTTTCTTTGTACATGATCAACGGCATGCAAGAGATCACTGATGCCATGAGATCGCGTGCGCGTGAAATTGCTGGGACACTCATCGCGCGATTGCGCGCTTCGCCTTCTTGATAGGTGTAGTAAGCGCCGATCATTGATTGACCGGTGTATCCGCCACCTGCTGCAGCTGCTTTGCCTACTGGCTCAGAGATTGCAGCTTTAGATACTTTG